AAAGATACGTAAGGTTAAAGAGACTGAGAAACAAAAAGATCCTAGGACTGGAGCTGAACTTATAAAAGAGGTTGGCGAATATTATTTGTATCAAGATGATCAGATGACACAAAGCGGTGAAGGATTACGTATTAATACCGATGCTATTATTCAAGTTAACTCAGGTCTATTAAATGAAGAACGCAATAAGGTTATTGGCTACTTAAATAAAGCCCTTAAACCTATTAACCAATTAAGTATGATGGAAGACTCACTGGTCATCTATCGTATATCAAGAGCTCCTGAACGTCGTATATTTTATATTGACGTTGGTAACTTACCTAAGCAGAAAGCTGAAGAATATTTAAATAATACGATGAACAGATATCGTAATAAGGTCGTATATGATCCTTCTACTGGTAATCTAAAAGACGAAAAGATTCATCGTAATATTATGGAAGACTTTTGGCTACCTCGTAGAGAGGGTGGTCGTGGTACTGAAATCGATACATTACCAGGTGGTTCTAACCTTGGTGAGATCGAAGATATTCAATACTTCCAACAAAAATTATATAGGGCATTAAATGTTCCTATGAGCAGACTAACAGAAGCTGATGCATTCTCTGTTGGTCGATCTTCAGAAATTACGCGTGACGAACTTAAATTCCAGAAATTTATTGATCGTTGCCGAACTAAATTCTCAACATTATTCTATGAAGCACTGAAAAGGCAGTTAATCCTTAAAAAGATTATTGTGCCAAGTGACTGGATAAACATCCGTGAAGATATTGTTGTAGAATATTCCAGAGACAATTACTATGCTGAGCTTAAGGATTCAGAAATTCTTAAAGAACGTATAGAAACAGTTCAAATGATGGACGAATATATTGGTACGTTCTGGTCTAAAGACTGGGTACGTAGAAATATTCTTAAGTTGACTGATGATGAGATCAAAGATATTGCGAAGCAAAACGTTGATGATCCTGTTACTCCAGATGACTTTAACCCTGATTTGGCACGAGGTACAATATAATGTACAAGTTATAATACTAAATGTATACGAAAAGTTTACTGGAAATAAACATTTTTATAAATACTTAACAGAGAGATTATGAGCACAAGAGAATTAATTGATAATATAAAATCGGGTGATGCGCAATCTAGCAATAATACGTTCAATAGTATTATGCATGATAAATTGATTGACGCATTAGATAATCATAAACAAGAAGTTGCTTCTAAAATGTATGGAGCATCTGACGACGCTCCTGCAGTTGAAGAACCTGCTGCGGAGACTGAAGTCGAAGTCGAAGGAGAAGTTGAAGCGGATGCTGACGTTTAAGGAATCGTTTAATGAAGTAATTGAAGCAAAATTAAAGCTCGGTGGTGGAGAAAAAGTAGTCAAGCAATTTAAAAAGCTTGGCAAAAAGAAAAATATAGAGGCTGTTATTACACAACAGAAAGCGGGAAACAAGAATTTTAACTTGTATATAGACGGTCTCAAACTTGATACATATAAAGATCAAATTGCTGCTGAAGCGGCAATAAAAGAATTCATCAAATTAATGGGAGCATAAATGAAGTTAATCACAGAGTATACTCAGAATCAGTTGGGTTATTCTATCCAAGAGGATGCGAAAACTGGCAAGAAGAGTACCTTTTTAGAAGGTGTCTTTATGCAAGCTGAGAATAAGAACAAGAATGGTAGAATTTATACCAGAGAAGTTCTTACAAAGGCCGTTGACAAATTCGTTAACGAGCAAGTACTTACAGGACGTGCGGTAGGTGAGCTAAATCACCCGGACGGTCCTTCCATTAATTTGGATAAAGTTTCTCACAGAATTACTGAACTTAAATGGGACGGTAATAATGTGTTAGGAAAAGCACTTATTTTAGATACCCCTATGGGTAAGATTGTGAAAGGTCTTGTCGAAGGTGGTGTTCAATTAGGAGTGTCAAGTCGTGGTATGGGAAGCCTTGAAATGAAGAATGGTGCCAACTATGTAGCAGATGATTTTATGCTAAACACAGTTGATATCGTTCAAGATCCATCTGCCCCTAATGCTTATGTAAATGGCATTATGGAAGGTGTTTCTTTTGAGCAGGATAGACCTGGTCATTTCGTTAAGGTAATTGAAGAAGGTGAGACAGAAGTGAAAGAATCTAAAGAGACGTTCTCGGAAGAGCAACAGATCGCAGGTTTTGAGCATTTCCTCTCTAAACTATAATCTCTATAGGAGAAAACATAATGTCTGAAGTTCAAAAAGACGAAATTGTTGAAGATGTAGCAGAGGTTATCGTAGAGGATACGCAAGTAGAAGCTGAAGAAGTCATTGAGACTCCTGAAGCACCTCTTACGGAAGCTCGTACAGTATCAGCAATACAAGCCTCTATGACAGGAATGTCTAAAGAGGGCCTTGACGCCATCTTTGAAGCAGCGAAGAAAGCCGAAGCGAAAGCTAAGGTCGAAGACGATGAAGAAGAAGAGGACGATGAAGGTGATGAGGATGAAGGCGATGTAGAAGAAGGAAAGTCTAAGAAAGAAGCTAACGATCCTAAAGCTAAGAAGACTAGTAAGAAGAAAGTCAAAGCTGATGACGGTTCTGAAGGCGAAGTAGTGGAAAAGAAATTTAAAGAAGATGTTGATGCGTTAATTAAAGACGAAGATACATTATCTGAAGGTTTCAAAGCCAAAGCTGAGACTATTTTTGAAGCTGCACTGCAATCAAAAATCATTTCTGAAACTGCAAAATTAGAAGAGAGATATGCTTCTGATCTAGCAGGTGAAGTTGAAGCTATTAAAGAAGATTTAGTTGACAAGGTTGACGGCTACTTAACATATGTAGTTGAAAACTGGATGAAAGATAACGAAGTTGCAATTGAGCATTCTTTGAAGTCTGAAATCACTGAGTCATTTATTGATTCACTAGGCCAGTTATTTGCTGAGCATCACATCAACGTTCCTGAAGATAAAGGTGACATCTTAGATGCACTATCTGAAGAAGCTAAAGATGCTAAAGCTCAATTAAATGACGCAACTGCCCAAGCTATGGAACTTGCTGAGCAAGTTAAAACTTACCAACGTAAGGAAATCGTAGCTGAAGCATGTGAAGGTTTAGCGGCAACTGAAGCGGCAAAAGTAAAAGAATTAGCAGAGGCTGTTGAAGCTGATGATAACGAATCTTTTGCATCTAAAGTAGCGACAATTAAGGAATCTTACCTTAATAAAGATACCGCGGTAGAAGCAACTCCAGAAGTGGACGCTATTACTGAGGATACACAAGAACAAGATGTTTCTGATACTATGAAGAGATATCTAAGCGCAATCGAGCGCACTACTAAATAATCCATAGGAGAATTTTAAATGGAAATTAATAGACAACAATTACAGGAAAAATGGGCTCCTGTACTTGATTCTGAAGGTGTTGGCAGCATCAAAGACGCTCACAAGCGTCAAGTAACTGCTGTTGTCCTTGAGAACCAAGAAAAAGCGTTTCAAGAAGAAGCTGCGCAATTACACGAAGCTGCTGCTGCTAACGCTACTAGTAATGTTAACAACTGGGATCCAGTTCTAATCTCTTTGGTTAGACGTGCGACTCCTGCTATGCTAGCATTTGACCTAGTTGGTGTTCAACCAATGACTGGACCTACTGGCCTTATCTTTGCTATGAAAGCAAAGTATACTTCTGCTGGTAGAACTGGTACTCACGCCGCTGGTGCTGAGGCATTGTTTGACGAAGCTAACACTGAATACTCAGGTGCGCTATCTGGAGACACTGGTTCTGAAGGTTCAAACGATCCGTTTGCTGCTGAAGATACTTCTGGTGACGACACAGATACTGTTCATGAGTATCAACCAGGTTCTGGTAACGCTACGGCTACTGCTGAAGCTCAAGGTACATCAGGTTCGCCTGCTATCCCTGAGATGCAATTCTCAATTGATAAGACTACTGTGACTGCAAAGTCTCGTGCTCTTAAAGCTGAGTACACAACTGAATTAGCACAAGACCTTAAAGCTATTCACGGTCTTTCTGCTGAGACAGAGCTTGCGAATATCCTTTCAACTGAAATTTTGGCTGAAATGAATCGTGAGATTATCCGTTTAGTTAACGTTAACTCTGTTACGTCAACTCGCGGTGCTTCTGCTGGTACTTTTAATGCAACTAACGCTACTGATAACGGTGGTGCTCGTTGGTCAATTGAGCGTTACAAAGCTCTAGTTCAAGCAATTGAGCATGAAGCTAACAAAATTGCTGTCGACACTCGTCGCGGTAAGGGTAACTGGGTACTAGTATCTAACAACGTTGCTGCTGCTCTTAACGCTTCTGGCGTTATGGACACTGGCTTGGGTGCATTGGGTGCTCAACAAATGGATTCTGACGTAACTGGTTCACTTAGAGCTGGTACTCTAAACGGCAACATTGCTGTTTACGTTGATCCATATGCTGCTGTAGACTATTTCACAGTTGGTTATAAGGGTGGAAACCCATATGACGCTGGTATGTTCTACTGCCCATATGTTCCATTAAGCATGATGAAGACAATTGGTGAGAATGACTTCCAGCCAAGAATCGGATTCAAAACTCGTTACGGTATTGCTGACAATCCATTTGTCACTGCTGGAGCTGGTGCGAACGTATACTACAGAAAGCGTAAGGTTACTAACCTGTAATTTTCTAAAGTTACACAATAAAATCCCCCTTCATTGGGGGATTTTTCTTTATAAATAACATTATGCCAAACTTTTTAAATCCATCGTCGTTCGTTTTAACATTAGATAGTCAAACCTATTCTGGTGCAGAATTTACGATTCAAACAATGATCCTTCCGGATGTATCTGCGGACGGCGCTCCTTTACCATTTAGACAGATTGACGTTGGAATACCATCAGATAAAATAGTATTTGGTTCATTTGAAGTATCGTATCTAATTGACGAAGATCTTTTAAACTATAAAGAGATCTTTGATTGGATAAAGAGTAATGTTGAATCTAATCATTCAACTAATGCTACACGTGACTTGACGCTTACTATTATGAATTCAGCAAATAATGTCACAAAACAAATCAAATTTGTGGACGCTTACCCGACAATGATTTCGTCTCTACCATTTGATATCACCACAACTGATGTAGAATATCTTACGGCTGTTGTTAATTTCAAATATTCCTATTACGAATTTGTATAAATAAATAGGGCAACGAAGCTCCCACATGACAACGAAGTCCTTTTTAACAGAGAAAAGGAATATATATGAGAACATTATTAGAATACGTATGGCTAGATGCCGATGAGCAATTACGTAGTAAAATAAAAATTGCTGAAGGAGATCTATGTAAATTAGATCGTATACCAAAATGGTCATATGATGGTTCATCTACTGGCCAAGCCCCTGGCGATCATTCGGATTGCATACTTACCCCCGTTAAAATCTATCCTAACCCATTCCATTTTAATGGATGGCTTGTTATGTGTGATACGGAAAAAAGATCTGCAATAGAGTTTGAAGATTCAAAAGATTATTGGTTTGGATTTGAGCAAGAATATTTTATTATGAATGGTCATGGTAGACCGCTTGGATGGGCAGATGGAGAGCCTGGACCACAGGGACCTTATTATTGTGGAGTAGGTGCAAGTAAAGTTGCTGGTCGTAAGGTTGTTGAAGAGCACATGATTAAATGTATTAATGCAGATATTAATATTACTGGAACAAATGCTGAGGTTGCGTTAGGACAATGGGAATATCAAGTGTTTAGTAAAGGTGCTAAGAATGCTGGAGATGATCTTTGGATGAGCAGATATATATTAGAGAGAGTTGCAGAAGAACATGGTTATGATATTAATATCCAACCTAAACCACGTAAAGGCGATTGGAATGGATCAGGTATGCATACAAACTTCTCTACAGCTGAGATGAGAAATGATTCTAATATTGAATTATTTGTAGATATATGTGAAAAACTTTCTGATAATCATGATAAGCATATTGCTGTATATGGAAAAGATAATGACCAAAGATTGACTGGATTACATGAGACACAGGATATACATACATTTTCTTATGGTGAAGGAGA